AAAGGCGGCATTTGCTGCGGCGAGTTCGGCTAACAATTTACTACTCCACTATTTTCAACACATACGGCTTGCCGTCTACACCCTCCTTTAGTTCTACAGTCCTCTTTTCACAAGCATATCGCTTATACTCACTGTCTTTCCAGCCAGTGCGCTCAATGTGTCTTTTAGCCCTTAAACACACTGATATATTATCATAGCCTACATGCTCAACGATAGACCCTGACATATACAATATCAAAATTATTGAGGTTTCAATTATCCCCATTTCTCATATTCTCTAAGTTTTCTTCTAAACTTGTAATACGACGCTCATAGAAATCCAATGTTAATTTCTGTTGCTGATCAAAAGGAGCCTTACCAGATTCTATATCTGTTTGCAATTTTTCTAACTCACCAGCCAAATGCTCGATCAGCATGTACTGTTCAGAATCAGCCGGGAGGCTCCCCATCTCTCCTCTCGGCCACTTTATTCTGAACTCTGTGTTATGCTCAACATCAGATTCCATCATTGTGATGTTAGTTTCAATCTGATTAAGTCGCTCTATAATTCCAAAATACGCCCAAGTAGCCAATGATGCCGCCGCAACCATAGATATGATGTTGCGTAAGGGTAGTGCTACCTCTGTGTTTTCATTTAACTTTGCAGGCATTAATTACACATTTCTTTTCCAGCACAATCTTTAGGAAAACATTGAATATTCATCTTAAAATACTCGTTGTTATAATTTGCTTTCCACATATCTTTTTGTAACAAATGGTAACATTGTTCTTGCGTAAAAGATTGCTGCAAAACTATTTGATTTCCAACGTATACCCATTCGACACCTGTATGACCCCACATAGAGATAACAAGGACAAACTCTTTCATTTTTCGGAGTTCAACCAGACTGCCAGACTGCCTGTCATGGCACCAGTGACAACTGAAATTAATGAAGCCTGTTGAGTTGTTAAATCCGGCTGTGAAAGAGCCCATTCTATGCACCTAATGTATACGCCTGTCATGCATAACATCATGAAACGAGGCAGTATTTTAAGCTCTAACAGCTTTCTTGCTACGTCTTCTGCACTCATTAGAAAATGCCTTTAAATCTTTGCGGTCTTGCTATTGGAGAGAACTTTTTTACCACTCCCCCCCTTTTTAGCCCCACTGGACTTTTTCTTAACTGCTTTGACTTTGATTTCCCCGCTGTCGATAACGCTATCGCTACCGCTTGTCTCTGCGGGTATCCCTCTGACCTCAGTTGCGATATGTTTGACGATATCGTCTTTTGGCTTTTGCCCTTCGATAATGGCATTTCTGCGCTCCACTTTTCTAGCCTTTTCTACTTCAGCTACTTTTCTGCTTACTGAACTTGCTGTCATTTTACCGACCTTTCGTCATGTTATTAAGAGCTGCAATATCTCTTTGAGTTTGAATTCGCTCTTCTGCCACTCTGGTTTTTTCATCCAAAGCTTCTTTTTGAATGTTTATCCTAGCGCTCTCTGCCATCTGGTCATTCAATTCTTTCTCACGATCAAGCTGCGCCCTATCATCTGCTTCTTTAGCCTTACGTTGAATATCGGCTTCACGCAAAGCCAGTTCTTGCTGACGTATGGCAACAAGTGGGTCAGGCTGTTGTGGTGGCGTAACCGCTTGAGCATATTGCTCTGTAAGCTCTCCAATTAATTGAGCAGCGCGTGACGCAACCTCTGTTTGGAAAGCCATCATTCCTTCTTCAGAAGACTGAATTTGCATTTGTTCTTCTGGTGCGAGCTGGTTCATAATTTCTTCTTGCGCCATAGCCTCAGCCATAAATCCAAGATGCTCTTGAACATGACCTTGCAATGTCATGACTATCGCCGCATTAGCTTGCGCCACAGGCGTTGCAATGATTGCCAAATGAGCTTCAATATGAGCTTGATGGTTTTGATCTGGAAAAGCTTGTAAAGCCTTTCCACGCATTGCCTCTTGGTTTTCTTTAGCCGGATTCGTAGGTTGAGGGACAGGAGGTGGAGGTAAGATTGCATCGACATTGGTAACTCCTAATGCTTCATACATTTTACGATAAGCTTGATACAAACCCTGTTCATTTCCATGTATCTCTGGGTTTGACTGAACCAACTGTAACTCTGTCTGAGCTAAGGCAATGCGCTGTGACATAGAGAAAATGTTAGGATCTGAAACAGGCAAAACATCAATTCTATCATCAAAATCTGTGGTTTTTATCTCTGGTGGGGCTCCCGGTATAGCGTATGGGTACATAGGAGCCATAAACCTAGCAAATACGTTAGCTAAAAGTTTAAATTCAACCTTTTGTGAATAATGCAAGCGTTTGTGAATTGCGGACATAACCTTTGTGCCACGCTCCATAATCGCCATAGTAGTACCTACAGGCGTTTCCCCGCCCATCTCAGCCACTTTCATGTCAGCTAGAGACGCAAACCTGCGTCCAGAGTCAACAAGCGTGCCTAAGAGCGAATATAGCGTCTGTGAAGGCTCTTTAAATGGAAGCGTCATGAGCGATTGGCGGATGTCCATACCAGCGACATCAATATCACGAAACTCACCTGGATTTAGTGGTTCGTCCTCATCGCGGATACGAGCGCCACGAGCCTTGAACCCTGCAGGGAGGTTGGACAGGGTGCCAGCGTCAATGAGCTGTCTTAACAAGCTTGTTGCTGCTTGAGACAATCCGCCAATCATGTGTGTAAGACCAAATCCATAAAAACCCAATCCGGGCAAAAACTTGTAATGAACAAAATAAGGCTTCGCACGGCGCAAAGGGTCTGATTCATCATAATTACGACGAATAGACAAAACTTTGCCGCTTTTTTCAACAATTGTAACGATATATGGAAGCTTTAACTCAGTTTCCTCACCATTTGCATCTACATCTTTAAACCCAGATAAGTCTAAATTTGTATGAACTTCATACAGTGTTACCTCTTCGCTAGAGCCTGAAGGAGAAATGCCTTGAATTTCATCTATGGTTTCCTTAACGCCAGAGTATTCATCATCCCCGTAACTGTCTCCAGGGAGGTCTATATCAGCGTAAAATCCTGTAAGCTGCAGTTTTCTAATCTCATTTTTGTCCATTTTTACGACATGTGTAATTCTTGTCGCTGACGCTAAATCAGTAGCGCTATAAGGAACAATTAAATCTTCAGCATGAACAAACTTGGAAACAGCCCTTTGCAATAAAGGGTCAAAATAAATTTTCTTAAATGTGCTACCTATTATGGGTAGATAGAAAAGCATTTGATCCAACTCAGGGTCATACTCTTCCATCTCGTATGTAATCTGGTAATTCATATAGTTTTTGACACGTTCAGCCTGCGCTATAGCTTCTTTGTTTTCATCACCAATTATTTGTGTGCGAACAGGGCCACCAGCAGGCAATAGCTCACGATAAGCCTGTGCCTGAAACTGTGTAACTGATTCAGCTAAAAGAGGATGAACCACACCAGACGCACCCTCAAATGGCTGCGATCTGTCTTCATAACTCATGCCAAGAAGATCAATGCCTCTTTTGTAAACCTCTTCCCAATCCTCACGAGATGATAAATCATCTTCAATCTCACCAACTAAATCAGAGGCAATAGATGTGGTCTCTGCCTCATCCATAAAATCAACTAGGTTAGAGTTAAAGGGTATTTCTACTGGCACTTCTGCTGCCATCATTTCTTCAGAAATATCACCAACAATTACAGAGCCATCATCCATTGTTACCTGACCAGGCTGCGTTGCCATTTCCAAAACTTCAATTTGTTCTTGTGCATTCATAGGGATGACATTATCACCGCCAGCGCCCGTGCCTTTTTCTATAGCCATCTCATACCTCTTTTATAGCGTTGGAACGAACAACCCGATGCGCTGAGTGGAGGGTTCTCTCGCATCAAGCCTTGAATGAAGGGCTTCACCTTGACTAAAATTGTCCGCCCCAACCTCAGATAACATCACGAAATACCCTTAAACTTACCACCACGGCCTTTTGTTACAGCCCCACCACTCTCATATTTTTTAAACGGAGGAAGCTCTCCTTGAATGGCTCTTATGAAATCAGCTATTTTGCCTGACTTTTTAAACACTCTAGGTGGTTTTTTTTGAAAACCTTTAGCTATTTCTTTTCTTGATTTAAACGGCTTTGACATTATGAAACCCCTTTAAATTTACCACCACGACCGCTAAGAACAGCGCCACCATAGCGCTTTTTAGTAATAGGAAAATTTTGAATGCCTTTTTGCTGATTATCTAACATCTTGATATGAGCATCGTATTCATCGCCATATTGATTCTTTAAATCACCACGCAAAATCCTTCTAAGCTCCGCTTTGGTAAATTTATCCAGAATATCAGCCACGATACATACCTTGTGCTTTACGAGGAGAAACAAGACCGCCTTTAGCTTTTTTAATAGGCTTTGGCTTCTTTGACCCACCACCTTTTATAGTAGTGTCCTTAGAGTTTCCAAGGCCAGCAAGATAAGAATTAAGAATATCGCCACCCATGTCCATCGACTTATATGTTGGGGTTGGTCTTTTGACATCTCCGCCATCCTCCTTATAATCCGGCTCTGGCAACTCTTCAAATTTCTTTCTGGCGTATTTTTCTGCTTTTTTCGCATCGCCGTCAAAAAGATCTAAGCCTTCTTCAAAAAGGTTTTCAAGAATTGCATCGTTGTATTGATTGCTCATCAGAATACTCCTTTGAATTTACCGCCGCGCTTTGCTACGCCCATGCCCCGTGGTCGTGATTTTTTAACCTCACCACCATCAGCAAATCCATCACTTTCACCCATTTCTATGGCGCTCATAATTAGGTTATTTATAAACTGCCTGTTTATGGCTGAATTTGGATCGTACTCACCAAGCCGTTTTCTTGCAGCAATTTGGTCAGCAGCCCTTCTATCAGTAGCGCGGAGTTTGTCGGCGCGACTCATTCTTTGGATTAATAACTCTAGTTTATCTGCGTCCATTACTTCACCCCAGAGAACTTGCCACCGCGCAAAGCAGCACCCATGCCACGGCAACTACCAACAGCCCCGCCCTTTTCATACTTTTGAGCAAGGTCAGGATCCATTTTCTGCTGAACCTTTTCAGGCAGCTTGGAAAATCCTTTGAATTTTGCAGGAACAGCTTCACCACCATCCTCCATGCCAATAGACCGCATTATCATTTTAACATCTCTATCTGAAATGGTGTTGGCAGATTCATTAGAACGTCTGTTTCTGCGTTTTAAATTCCGCAAAAT